GCTCTGCTCCGTTCTCCGCAAGCGCATCAACGACATTGACGAGAACCCCTACTGGCAGCGGCTCATGTGTGCAAACTGGGATGAAGTTAAGGGCTGCGATCGCTGCGTCAACTGTGACGAGTGTGCCGAGTTTCGCAGAATCCCACCGCAGCATTGCGCCCGGTGCGGCCGTTCTTTTATCGAGCGCAAAGAAAATACCTTTTGCCCGGCCTGCCGGCTGGCGCGGAAGAAACAAGCGCAGCGCCATTGGTGCCGCGTGAATGGAGCGCAGACGCGCTCCTGAATGAAAGGAGATTCGCAAATGCCTCAAATTGTAAACATCGCAATCGACCGTCTTTTCCCTCACGCTGACAACCCGCGCAAGGATCTCGGTGATCTGTCGGAGCTTGCTGCAAGCATCAAAGCCAGCGGCATCCTGCAGAACCTGACGGTCGTTCCGGATGAACCGGACAACTCCAATACGGACTTTACCATCATCATCGGTCACCGCCGCTATGCCGCCGCGAAGATTGCGGGCCTGACGGAGCTGCCGTGCGTGGTGGTCGAAATGTCCGAACGTGAACAGCTCCAGACCATGCTCGTTGAAAATATGCAGCGCAGCGATCTGACCGTCTATGAACAGGCCCAAGGCTTCCAGATGATGCTCAACATGGGCGATTCCGTAGCCGAGATTGCGGAGAAGTCCGGCTTCTCGCAGACTACTATTCGCCGTCGTGTGAAGCTGCTCGACCTCGACCGCCAGAAATTTCAGAAAGCCGAAGCCCGCGGCGCAACACTCAATGACTATCTGGAGCTTGACAAACTGGACAGCCCCGAAGACAAGAACAAGGCTCTTGATGCCATCGGCACGGCAAATTTCAACAGCATCCTGAAAAGTCTGATTTCAGAGCAGGAGGTCAGAAAGAAACTTGCCGAATGGACTGAAATTGCAGACAAGTTCGCATATCAGATTGAAAAAACCGGAGAGTTCAACGGTCAAAACGTCGGTATGGTCTATTGCGACGGGTATCACCGCTGGGATTTGAAGAGAGAAATGACCGTGCCGGAGGATGCTAACGACGTTCGGTACTTCTACAGGACAGATTCGTCCGGAATCACACTCTACAAGGAACGTCAGCAATCGCAGCAGCCAGACCCCGAAGCTGAAGCCCGCGAGGAACGGCGCCGTAGAGACGAACAGGCCGAAAATGAATTTGCGGAAGTCGCGGAGGCCCATTTTGAACTGCGCAAGGATTTCATCAAAGAGCTTCCGAACGGCGTATTCAAACAGCACATGAAGGAAATCTCTTTGTTCTGCGTGGCAACGACAGAGTCAATCGACGATGGCTACTGCAATTCCATCAACCCTCGGCTCTGCGCCCAGCTTCTCGGCATGAGACTTTCGCCAGACGATGAGAACGAAGATTTCTGCGATATGGGCTTTGTCCGCAGCGCGGCGGAAGCCCAGCCGGAAAAGCTGATTTTCTGCTGCTGCTATTCTGCCCTCGATGACGAAGACATGAGCTACTACCGGCGCGTGTGGAACATGGACCACTACGAATATGAGCTTTGCGAAAATTCGGACTTGGATCACATCTATGAAATCCTCGAAACGCTCGGCTATGAAAAGTCGGACGATGAAGAAGAAATGGCAGAAGGTACGCACCGGCTCTTTGACACATACGGTGCGCAGCCGAATGATGCTTCGGAGGATTCCGATGATGAGTGATGTCTTGACCGAAATGTGCGTCTTGGGCGGCTGTGCCGCCCATCGCGCCATCACGGATGCCTGTAAGCATTGCGGCAATTACCGGGCCGAGATCGAGCGCCGCCGGGCGCTACCGCTGATGGACGGCAGCGATGGCCTGAGATGCAAGTGTGTTTCTTCCGAGGTACGGACGCTTCCGGCAACAGAGTACAAGGACAAGCGCGGCTGGCGATACAAGGTTGTGCCCGGTATCGGACCGAACGCTTTCAAAGCCCGATACCTCCGTCCGGATAAAGCTGCCACAGATAGCTGGAAATGCTGCGCAAGTCTCCCATGGCGGAGCACGTTTGACGAAGCGCAGGTCGATCTGGACGTTTACGCGGCTGAGAAAGGATGGGCAAAGGTATGAAACCGGAAGAAATTGTGCTGGCGCTGCGGGCCTGCGCCGACATGCCTGACTGCGCAAAATGTCCCGCGGCAGTGGACAAGGATAACGCCTTCTGTGTAGATACGATCTTGAAAGAGGCAAGAACTTTAATCGAGCGGCTAATGGCAGATAACGCGGAGCTGCTGCAAGGGTTACGCTATTGGTCCGGCTGCAACACCTGCGCCCACTCTGGCAGCTGCACGTTCATCCCTGCCGTAGAAGACTGTAATCACTGCCGGAAATCCGGAGCTTGTATTTGTGAAACCTGCAAAGGGGCTGCCGCTGAGCACGATAAGTGGGAGTGGAATCGAAAAACGGCTGAAATGAAAGGAGAACACCATGAGCCAGAAACGTGAAAAACGGAAGCGCCGTGAGCGGCGCCGGGAATATGCGCTGGAACTCCAGTGCTGGCAGAACAATGAGCCGCCGAAGATCCTGTTCTGGCGCTGGCGCAAATGGTATCGCTCGAAGCCGACGTTGAAGGACGGCGGGCATTGGAGCGTGAAAGGCACGTGGAGGTATGAAGCATGAAATCTGTACTTATCAGCATCCGGCCGAAATGGTGCGAGAAAATTGCTGCCGGCGAAAAGACGATTGAGGTACGCAAGACGCGCCCGAAGCTCGAAACGCCGTTCATCGCCTATATTTACTGTACGAAAAATGCCAAAATGCAGTTCTGGACAGGACCACGATATTCGTATGTGGACGATCATAGCCACAACGCATTTGATAGATGCGGAAACGGCAAGGTCATTGGGAGGTTCGTCTGCGACAAGATTTATGAGGTTGCTCCGCGCTGGAAAGAATACATCGTTCTGGGAGAAAATAAAGGCACGACAAACGAGATAGCACGGGCTTCCTGTCTTTCATTCGATGATATGAAAGCGTATCTGGGGGAGGCAAACGGCTACGGTTGGCATATTTCCGAGCTGGAGATTTACGACCATCCAAGGAAATTGTATGAATTTTGGTTTCCACCCGAGTTGTACTGTGAAAGGGAACGATGTGGGGACTGCCCATACGATCAGGTGGCAGACGTGAACGGAGAATACAGTTATGACTGCGAGTGGAAGCGACCCTTGAAGCGTGCGCCGCAGAGCTGGTGCTATGTGGAAGGAGGCGTGTAACGATGGCCGCTTGTAAAGCGTGTATGGCTGCGCTTGTCTGGATTAAGACACCGACCGGAAAATCTATCCCCTGCGATGCTACCCCGCGCTACTACATCGAAAAGCCGCGCGTCGGCAGCAAGAAAATCGTCACTCCAAACGGGCAGGTGCTTTCGTGCGAATATACGGAAGACCCGGCCAATGCAACCGGCACGGGTTATGTGCCGCATTGGGCAACTTGCCCCTACGCTGGACAGTTCAGGAGGAAACAGAATGGATAGGCTCACATGGTATGACAACGACGGCGGTATTTGGTGCCGCCGCGGATATGAGGTTGCATTGGCGCGGCTGGCTTCTTACGAAGCTACGGGGCTGACACCGGAGCAGGTGGCGAACGCAAAGACCATCATCGAATCCGCATTTACGGAGGACACTTCAAAAGCCGAGCGAATCAGAAAGCTGCTGGCGGCTGATAAAGAGGGCCGTGTCCTGATTCTGCCGTGTAAACGCGGCGACCGCATTTACATCTGCAGTGCTGGCCGTGCATGGGGATTTTGGGTCGACGATGTGAGCACGCTTAATGGTCGTACAGTGCTTAATGTGCATGGATTCGGAACGATTGCGGCGGATGAGATCGGCAAAACCGCATTTCTCAGCTTAGAAGAAGCCGAGCGGGCTTTGGAGGAACAGAAGAATGTCTAAACCGATGGACACGCAAAAAGTTAAGCACGACGCTCTTTGCACGATGTGGAACTTTTTGCAGATGGGAAATCAAAAAGCAAATATCCCTGCGCTGAAAGAACAGTGCTGCTTGCTGCAACGGGCCATGACCCAAAAGACAGCGGGGCAGCGCACCGTTAAGCCGAAGGACGTCGATTTTGATGATCTCGACGCGATCACAAATGGAATCGTAATTGAAGCGATGGCCTTATATCTCAGCGGCACGTTGGACAGATTGGAGGTTTGCCCTGATGGCTAAGCCGAAAAAGCTGGGTATGCCAGCCGCCTATACCTCGAACGCCAGAGCTGATTTCCTGCGCCGCCCGAAAGCGGCAGAACGTCGGAAATGGGCTGTCGCAAGCGATGACCGACTGGAACGCATGGAGCAGAAACGGTTGGAACGTGAAAAGGAGATGTCAAGCGATGGCTAAGTACATAACCAAAGCGCAACGGGAAGAACTCGAAGATGCTTGCACTCTCGGCGTTGAAGAAGGCCATGATCTTCTTCTGAAATACGCTGGAATCGAAGCCAGACCGTATGCCGCGTATCTGTACTACGACGAAAACGGAAATTTTATTGGGTGCAGCGATGAGGATGGTCTTGACGAGCTGCTGGAAAAAGCAAATGTGGAGGTGCAGGGGGATGGCTGACAATATATTTGCGGCACGGCTTCGCGCTGAGCGGAAGGAAGCCGGTTTGACGCAAGAAGAACTCGCTGCCCGTCTTGGGGTCAGCGCGTCGATGATTGCGCAATACGAAAGCTCGTCTGACTATGCGCGGAATCCAAAACCGATCACAATCGCTCGTTTTGCAGAAGCATTGAAAATCCCGGTGTCGAAGCTGCTTGGGCAGCCCTATGGCGAAGGTGTTAGTCTGGCGCGTTATCCTTGCAACGTTTACATTGGCGATTCCAGTGAACCTACCCTCAAGGGCGAGTTTGCATCAGCACACCGCTGCCCGATTTGCAGAAGCGAAGTCAACGGTTTTCGGGATAATTTCTGCTGGAACTGCGGCGTGAAATTCATTAGAGAGGAGCACAAGAAATGATGATAGCTTGTTTCGTTCACAACATTGTCAACGTTGCACTCTGGTGCGGACTGGCGTATCACTTCGGGCATTGGTGGATCGCGCTATTTGCGATATTTACGATGACGGAATATAGAAGACACGTAGATGACGGAGGTGACAGTAATGCGACTGATTGACGCAGATTCTTTTCTCACCAGAGAAATCAAGCGGTGCCACTGTGTGCCCTCTGTTGGCTCTTGCTATAACGACTACGAATCCCTGAAATGCCTCTTGGAGCAAGAGCCGACTATTGATGCTGCACCGGTGGTACATGGGCGGTGGATTCCGCTGCCGAGCATGGCCCCGGAATATGCGTGTTCTGTGTGCGAGCGCGACTACACATGGGGTGAGTTGGAGGAGGCTCCATACTGCCCAAACTGTGGCGCGAAAATGGATGGAGGGAGCGGCGTATGACCAGAAAACGTGCTGTTAAGCTGCTGATGGCCCGCGGATATAGCCGCAATCATGCGAACGGGCTTATGAGGCTCAAAGTACCCGGCGACAGCAATTTCCAAGCATACAAAACCTATCTGCGATGCGAGAAGATTTTTGATTCCGTAGATCGGCTTCCTATCTGCTGTTACGATTACGGCATTTCCGCAAGCGTCCTTGCTGAAACAATGCTTTCCATGTGCAAAGCGTGGAGTAAAAAAGCATGAAGGCTGCAACGGCAAGCAGACTGCTGATTGGTGACGCGCTGGAACAGCTGCGAACATTGCCATCCGAAAGCGTCCATACCTGCGTTACCTCTCCGCCGTATTATAATTTGCGAGATTACGGTATGGCGGGTCAGATCGGAAGCGAAGCCAGCGTAGAAGAGTACCTGCAAAAACTGGTTCGTGTTTTCCGTGAAGTTCGGCGGGTCTTGCGGGAAGACGGAACCCTATGGGTGAACATGGGCGACAGTTACGCTACCAGATCGGGCAAGCAGCCGCCGACGAACACCCGTAATTCCTACGGACACACGGAAAAGCGCACACCACAAGGCTACAAGTACAAGGATTTGATCGGCGTTCCGTGGCAGTTGGCTTTTGCGCTCCGGGAAGATGGGTGGTATTTGCGGCAGGACATCGTCTGGTATAAAACAAATGCCATGCCTGAGAGTGTAAAAGACCGCTGCACAAAAAGCCATGAGTACATTTTCCTGCTGTCGAAGTCAGAGCGCTATTATTTCAACGCGGCAGCAATCAGAGAGCCGGTTGCATCGATCAAGGGAAACGCCAGAACGTTCCGTGGCGGTGGTGCCTACACGGGCGGTCAATCCTATAGCAACAGCGCCTGTGTGGAACGCAAGAGCCATGGAAACTGTGAGAATCAAGCAGGCTATAGGAACAAGCGTGACGTGTGGCCTGGCAGCACAACCGGATTTCGCGGTCCGCACTTTGCCGTATTTTCTGAGAAGCTGATTGAGCCTTGCATTGTGGCGGGCTGTCCAGAAAGCGGCATCGTTCTCGACCCCTTTATGGGGTCTGGTACAACCGGCGTTGTGGCAAAACGGCTGGGACGGGAGTTCATCGGAATCGACTTGAACTCCGAGTATGTTGAGATTTCAGCCAGCAGGATAAAGATGGAGGGAACAAATAATGAGTGAGAAGAAAGTTCTCGAAGCGGCGCTTTCTGCCTATGGCAGCGAGATTCAGCGCGTCGTTGCAATCGAGGAACTGAGTGAACTGCAAAAAGAGCTGTGCAAGAGCCTGAGAGGTCAAACGGACATGCAGCACATCGCTGAGGAGATCGCAGACGTACAGATCATGCTGGAGCAGATGATGATACTCTACGAATTTCATTACGATGTTGCGGCTTGGCGGTGGAAAAAGGTTGACCGTCTGCGGGACCGGCTGGCGTGCGGCAGCGAGAATGTGAGGTGACGCTATGCCGAGAACCGATGAATTGAGCTGCCGATTTTGCGGCGCGGACAGCCGCTGCAAGGTCGAAGAAGTATATCTGCGTCCCAGAACACCGCCCATGTTTTGCGTCAAGTGCTATAATTGCGGTAGAACGGGTACGCCGAAAGGCACAAAGAAAACTGCGATTCGGGCTTGGAAAAAGGCTAAATGATGATGGGAAGGGGCGGCACACATGACTCTGGCGGAACTGAATGGGCATCTTGATCTTGTCCAGCAGCTTCAGAAAACCGAAGAACTGATTCAGGGCTTGTGGAATGCGGCCGTTCCCGGTGCGCAAAAGCTGGATGGAATGCCGCACGCCTCCGGCGTCAATGACAAGGTCGGCGTCCTCGGCGCGGAGATCGCGGACATGGAGACGCAGCGCAAAGCGCTGAAAGAACAGATGGCGAGAAGCGAGGAAACGATCGCTGTCTGGATCGCCGGAATCGAGGATAACACCACACGCCTTGTATTCCGGCTGCGTTTCATTCGAGGTATGCCATGGAAGGTAGTTGCAAGTGTGCTTGGCGGTCGAAATTCCGAGGATGGCGTCAAGTCCATATGTTATCGCTTCCTCGGAACTTGCCCCGCCATGACGCGCGCTGACGCGCTGTGACGCTTGCAATCACCCCTAAGATGTGATTTCATGTAAACTGTAAAATTCCAAATCAAGCCGGGCGGCGC